ATATCTACTTTTGATTTTCTTGCACCTGATATTATTAGTTTCTGTAATAGTACAGGATGCTCTTTTGTTAAAATTAATGATAAATTAGGTATTTATAAAGAACAGATTATTAATTCTGTTTTTGAAGCCTTAGATAAGGGATATAATGAATTAGTAACAATTAAAGAAATAACATTTATAGACTAAAGGAGAGAAAATGAGTAAATATTTAACATCAACAATGGAAATTTATAGAATCGATACAGAAGAGGAAGTAAATAAAACATTAGAAGATTTTAAACAAGAAGGAATTTATGAGGTTAAAAAAACATCATATGAGAAAAAGGAAATAAAAGAAAAGGGCGAAGTAGTTGATGAATTTTATCTTTTGACTGTGAAGAAAGTCTTCAATGATCCTAAATATCCAAATACAAGTATTAATATTATTTATGAAGGAGAAAATTAATGAGCGATAAAATATATTATCCTAGTGGAGATTACACTGGAAGTGTTGATGCTAATACTATTAATACTAGTCATACAGGAAACTTTCTATATGAGGGAACAGCACCTTTAAGATATGATAGTCAACAACAAATAATTGCGCCACAAATACCAGGTGTCCCATTTGACTTACAAGATTTCATTGATAACTTTGTTACAGTATATGATGATCTAACAATTAAAATTAAATACTTTGTGGATGATATTGATAAAGTAGAAAAGATCTCAAAAGGAGATTGGATTGATTTGCGCGCGGCCGAGACAGTTATCCTTAGTCCAGGTGAAAGATATACAATCCCGCTTGGTGTGGCAATGAAGTTACCAAATGGCTATGAAGCACATGTCGCGCCCAGAAGTTCAAGTTTCAAACAATGGGGATTTTTACAGACTAACTCTGTTGGAGTAGTTGACTCTTCATATTGCGGAGATAACGATCAATGGGTTCTATTGGTATATGCCACAAGAGATGCTGTTATTAATAAAAACGATAGAATTTGTCAATTTAGAATTATGGAGAATCAACCTAATATTGAATTTGAGTTTGTTGACAAATTAGATGACCAAGACAGAGGCGGCCTAGGTTCCACAGGAGTAAAATAATGAATGATTCTAAACGTGAAATTTTAAATAAATTAGTGGAGAATACTAATACTTATGATTTATATAAAAAAAATAAGTGTTTGATTTTTAAATTATTAGAAGAGCCACTTGACGAAAAACTTTTAGAAGAGTGTAATAAACGTAATAAATATTATAAAGATAATATGGTTCTCGTTTCTGAATTACAAGTGCCAGATGATTTTAAAACGATTTGGGAAAAAGGAGTTATTCATACTAAATGCGGAGAAAGGCAACAGAGAAGTTGTTTATACTAACAAAATAAAAAGGATGCTTATAATTAAATAAGCATCCTTTATTTTATTTAAAATTTAATTAATTTGCAATTTGGAATATATACTCCATTATATGCATTAGTAGAACCATTATATGGATAAGTCAATAATGCATAATTATTAAAACATCCCATTAGAGTAAAAGGTCTAAAACTAGCACCGCTTGTAGGTCTAGAAGTAGGAGAAATTGTACCACTTGGTATTGTCATTGAAATAGTATCTACTAAAGTAACTGCCCCAGTACTAGAATTAAATGAATAGTTTTCTAAATATACAGTAGTATTTGTTGTAGTAGCTGCATCCATAGTTAAAAATAATACTCTATTTTTAGAAGAATTCATAGCAACTCCTGCACAATTACCATGAACAAGGGATATCTGATTTTTCATACCAGAACTATTAAAAAAACTTGCACTACTTGTATTACTAACAACCCATCCTATTCCATCTAATTGACTTACGTAATCAACATAACTATTGGTTGTATTTGAAACTAGACCACTAGCAGAACTAGTAGTTAAAGTATATCTTTCACTAAGTCCAGCACCACTGTATACACCATTAAGACTTATACCTACAGCTCCACCGCGTGTATCTCTACAATCATAAAGTCCAGGTGATACATCGCTTACTGTTCTAGAAGATACTCTACTGACGTAACCTCCACCAGTACCACTATAGGAAATACCTCCACTGGAATCAATATTTATTCTAGCATCATTATAGTAATAATACCAGCTTTCACTAACACCTTCTATGATAGGTACTATGACACCAGTTCCTATAAATGCAGCTAAATAAACATTTACACCAGCAAAGTTAGTTAAAATTCTTCCTGATATTGTTGATGTAGTTATACTTGTGATAGAAGATCCAGAAATATTTATTGTAAATTGTTGTATGTAAAGTCCTGGATCATCTTCACTTGAACTACTCATAACAGCAAGTATTATTACCTTACTAGATGAAACTTTTACTGGAAAAAGTTTATAATTAGATATTCTTGCAACATATCCACTAATAGATACGGATGGAGTATTTACAGTAGATGTAATAGATGCCGCTGTTGTTGATGTTATGGTTAAAAGCTGACATGTTATAGTTTGATTAACACCAGTAGTGGATGTTGGAGCAAAGAGTAAAATATGAGTATCATCCAATGGTACTATTTTTCTATATCTTAGAGGAATTTCTGCTAAACCAGTTAAACTGATATCTGATGCTACAATTTTACCATCTGGCCAAACATCTACCCAACTTGATCCATTATGTCTTCTAATCCAACTACATTCTACCCAACTTGCTCCATTATGCTTTTTTACATTTTGGATATCTACCCAACTTGATCCATTATGTCTTCTATACATGGATAAACACCCCTTCTATAATTTTTTTCTTACTTCTTCTTGTAATCTTACTGGAACATCATTGATTGTCTTTTTTCCCTTTTTAATTAAGTTTATATAAATATTAACCATTGATAAATCCAATGTAGACAATGTTTTTTCTGCCATTATACTGTACCTCCTAACAATCCTTCATATAGCATAGCCATTGACAATTCTAGCTCAGTAATTTGATTAGTATTATCTAAAGTTGTTCTTGTTGTTTCTCCCAATCTAGTAATCTCAAAATTAATAGTATCATCATTAGAATTATATGTTCCTATTAGATCAAGAGTGAAGTGAGTAAACTCACCAGTCTTCACCAATGTGCCATCTTCTTTTTCCTCAGATAAAATAAAGATTTCTCTATTAGTTAAAAAATTTCTCGCCACATCAAAAGACGTATCAGACATTTTAAATGTAATTCTAAGTACCTCTTTGCCTTCACCAAAATTATATGTATAGTTATAACAACTGATGATAGGTAAAGTATCAGTTCCATTATTTAAAAACAATTTTTCTTGCATTTATTTTTCTCCTTTTCTTTTATAAATTCTTTTAAAATTCTAAACAAAAGATGTTTTACTTTTGTCCTCTCTAATAATTATACTAAAAAAATTTTGATTTGTCAAGATAGTTTATGTTGACTCTCGCAAAAAATTTTTGTATGATATAGATAGTAAGAGGAAAGAAGGGAATTAATTATGTTATTAGCATTAGATTTATCAACAAAAAGTACAGGATTTGCAATATTTAATATAGAAACAAAAGAACTTATAGCTTATGGTTGTCTTGTAGAAAAAAATACAAATGTTTTAAATAGAATTCCATCAATGGAAAATAAAATTATAGATTTGTTTAAAAAATACAAAATAACAAAAGTCGTAGCAGAAGAAGTATTGATGAATGAAACATTAAAAGATTCTTGTTATGGAAATCAAAAGACATTAAAAGCATTATTATATTTACAAGGGGCAATCTCTATAAGAGTATTTAAAGATTATAAATTAGAGATTGAATATATACAAGCAAATGTATGGAGATCAATAATAGGGATAAAAGTTGGAAGAGGGATCAAAAGAGAAACTCTTAAGAAAGAGGACATCAGGTTCGCGGCCCAGACGTATAGTTTAGACCAGGCTAGCCTTACTGATGATGAGGCAGATGCCATTTGTATTGGACACGCATATTTACATAAGACAGAGAAAAAAATAAGTGCTTGGTAACAAAAATAAGGGAAATACTTATAAAAGTAATTCCCTTATTTATTATATTTAGATATTTTTATGGCAGCAAATATATCTATTTATTAAATATTTTAATTTAATAATTAATTTTTTATTTATATCTTTATCTTTACAAAGACATGGAGATCTTTTACTTAACTATTATTATTAAATTTATAATATTTATTTACTTTGTTGCAAAACCTAATTTTGCTGTTTTCTTTTTGTAACGTTTATGAACATCACACTGAATTTGAGTAATATATATCATATCATATCCGACAGTTTCTAGTTCAATTATCTTACGATCAAGTTTATACAACTCTTTACTAACTTTCTTAACAAGACATTCTACATGTTCAGCGATATCAAGTTCACCCAAGCTTCTAAGCTCTTCCGCATACTTACTAAAAACTTTTTTAGTTTCTGCTTCCCATTCTCTATATCGTTCGAATGAATCTTTAACAGCTTTTTGTTTAATAGAAGATGTCACATCAAATCTACTATATTTCTCCCATCCATCTGGAATCATACTCTTCACTGCGGTTTCTTTTGGAATTGCTAGATAGTTTGTATGATTAACAAAGTAGCGTTCTGTTTTTCTATTTGATAAAACTTCTTTAAGATAATTATATTCATGCATACGTTTATAACCTTGTAAATTAAGATAATCAAAACAAACTGCTAATTGATTATGCATTTTTATATTTATCATTTGTCTTGTTAAAATTTCTGTAATTATTTCTTGACATGATGTGTGATCAGTCTTTTTTGTTGTAACTTCTGGCATTTGCATTTGCATAGTATTTTCCTTTCTTTAAATATTTTATATATTTAAATATTTTTTTATTGTGTTTAACTGGTCTTTAATTTCCTCTAATGATTTCATTATTTCTCTATTATCTCCTATATGCTGCATATTCATTTCATAGTTTGCTATAGTTAACATAAAGCTAGTAAGAGTAGAGGAATTAATGAAATTATTACTATAGTTGCTATCATTAATCATAATTAAGCCAATTTAGTAACGCATACGCAAGCTTCTGTATAAGTAGCAGCAATACCATCATTAATAAAAGTTAAATATGCTGGAATATTAGCGTTAAATTGTTCACAATTAGGGCATACTCTTATAATAAAAGTAAAATGCAAATTAACCGGTTCAGCTACAGCTGCTGCAAATGCAGATGCTTCTGCTCCAATCACATCAATTCCATTTCTTTCCATTTGTACAGTTATAATTCCAGCGGCAGTCGTTGCAGTAGCATCTGCATTAAAATTAATCTGATAAAAACCAGGACGATTTAATTTAATAGCAACTGATCCAGGCTCATGAGTAGCAGTACATCCTGTTACTACAGCGTTAGTATCAAAAGGAATTGCGGCATCAACTGCAAGAGCTACTCCTGTATCATTACTTGTATAGGTACATAACATAATATTAGTTCTCCTCTCTAATAAAAAAAATAAGCGAACACCTATTATAAGTGTTCGCTTATTTTTGGTGTGGGTTTACACTCTTTTAAAATAATTATTTAGTTTTTACACTCTGCAACCGCAGCAATCATTGTCAAATCTATCGAATCTACGTCCACCATCAAAACCAAATCCGCCAAAACCACAAGGACTGCAAGAAGCATAAGGACTACATGTGATGTAAGCTGGTTTAGATACTGGCTGTAACTGTCCAACAAGATACTGATTCTGCATTAACTGGCTATTGCTGAATTTTTCATCCTGTAATTTATCACGCAATGTTTGAATTTCATTGCAGGTAATTGTATCAATAATCTTTTGTGTATTGCAATTAGCAGCTTGAATAATATCGCAAGTGTTTTTAGCATTTTCAAACTTAACTGAATCGATATCTCTTTCAATATCACAGCAGCATTGCTGTTGCTGGAAGCTAAGCTGTGCAATTTCAGCTGCAGTTTTTCCAAATCCTTGACATAGGGATTTGTCAACACAGTTAAACCCTTGCAAGTTAGTGGTATTCATGTTGTAAAGCATACCATCTGTTGTTTTGAATCCACAGTTGATAGCTCCTTCAGTTCTGTCAGCGTCTCTCTGAGCGCCTGCGAACCCTGCTTGCATATCTCCTCTAAGATTTGTGTATAAGAAGTTATCGTTTACTCTGGTAAATTCGTTAGATACTTGAGGACTTTCACAGCCATAGCCGCAACCATAACCTCCATAACCATATCCAGGACCACCGTAGCCATAACCTCCACAGCCATGTCCATAACCGTAACCATCGCCGCATCCGCCACCAAAGCCGCAGCCAAATCCTCTACCGCCCATTAGAGCAAATAATAAAAACAACATTCCCATTCCGCCTCCTAGTCCACAGCCATAATCACCACAATCATGTCTGCTGTTTGATAAAGCCATAGCGTCTGCTACACTTAAACCTTCATGCATAATTTTGTTACCTCCATTTTATTTATTTGTTATTTATATTTAACGATAAAATCGTTAAAATTCTTATATATCTCATTGTAATCCATACCTTGCTCTTTACAAATATTTCTTACAATGGTTTCTATTTCTTCTTGAGATTTCCCATCAGACATCTCTTGCGCTCTCTTAAAAAGCGGATTGTTTTGCGTTGCCATTTCCATTAACAATTTTTGTATCATTTTGAGTTATCGCCTTACCTTTCTCATTTAACAATTTTGCATGTTCTTCCTTAAGAGATTCTATTTCTAATCTCATATTTGTTATAATATTATTAAAATCTTGATATGTGATATATTCTTCGTTCATTGATTTTTTATCTTCAGTCAATTCATAAATATTTAATGAAGCTGTTCCATCAAGATTAATTTGTTTTGTATAAATTTTTTTATTTCCTACATCTGTAAAAATAGACATTGATCCATCTAAATCTATCTGTGCGGCACGAGCTTCTTCAATTGAAACTACCGGTCTACCCTTTAAAAAACCAGGACTCATTTGTTGCTGTTGCATTGCCGCTTGCTGTTGTTGCATCATCATTTGCTGATAATAAGAATTACCATTTATTGGCAACTGCTGTTGTTGCGGTTGCTGCATCGGTGGTCTATTAATATCTTGTTGATATGGGTATGAATAATATGCCATTTTATCTCCTTTCTATTTATTAAGTTGTCAGAAAACTTAATAAGTTGTCAGACTACTTTACTTCTGCAATGATATATTAAAACTAATTGTGTGAAATTTTATCATGTTGCCCTAAATTTTCAGAAAATTTGAAATTTAACATTCTAGAAGAAGAAAGAATATAGACTTACAATTTATCGTTTTAACTATTTTTAGTATAAAAATCTTAATAAAAAGTAACCTCAATACAAACAAAAAAAGGATGCGTTATCTAAAAAAGATAACGCATCCTTAATATTTTAATATGCATATAAGTAATATGTATTACTTGGAGCACTAGAAATTATAGTAGCATAAGAAACTAATCCCACACTTAATCTCAAACCATTAACAGTTAAAAGTCCACTAGTTTGTTCTATAATACGACTAGTATAATCTGCAGTACTCTGATTAAAGTGAAAATCTAAATGTCCTCCATGTCCTTCACTAGTACTATTAGGTTGAAATTCTATTCCATTTGGCCTTGCTGCCATATAGCTACCTGCTGGTTGGAAAGCAGAAGAATGATAACCATCTAACATATCTGCATTTAGATTAGAACATAGTGTAGTACTAACAACAGTTAGTGGTGATGTTCCAGTACCTACATTAGCAATAAATCTTGAACCAGCTGATACAACTCCTGGAAAGACTGTATTGCCAGAAGCATCTAGTAAAGTTGCTGTTCTTGTAAGAGTTCCAAAATTTCCGCTACTATATTGTCTTACATATATAGGTTCATTTCCATTATCACCAGTAGCAATTTCTAAATATCCAGAGTCTACAGCAGTACCAGCACCAGATATTCTCCAAATATCATTTGTAGCCATTATTCCTTGAATTCCTCTATGAACTAATCCAGAATCACTAAAAAGTATAGATCCTGATAGAGTACCTCCAGTAAGAGGTAAGTAATTATTGAACTTATTAGTTAAAGTAGTATTTACATTACCAATAGTAGTTACTAACTCATTTACTGCACCGCTTAGATTCTGAGAAGTAGTAGTTAAGGTACTAGATCCAATCCAATCTTTTAATACCTTACCTGCAGCCTGGGATAGTACTAATGTAGTACTACTTCCAGTTAAGTCACTAGTTATACTACTTTTATCAATTTTCATACCAAGAGTAGTATTGATACTAGTTAAGTTAAGAGTTATTTTATCGAACTCCTGTTGAGCAGAACCCCTATCAATCCCGCTCACAGTTACATTTTCCGCTTTCGCGCCAAAGTGAATTATATCTCCATATGTAGCATCAGATATTTTTCTTCTAAATGATCTTACTATATTTGCCAATTTATTCACCTACCTTTTCTTTTAATATTCTAATTTCTTCTTGTTGATCTTCTATTAATTGATATAGCCGCTGTACAGCACCCCAAAGTGTAGGTGAAACTTCTGACATGGTAATATTTTTTACATCTTTCATTAAGAATTTTTTCTCAATAATTCTTTCTTTTTCTGTTATATTGCCTTCTTCATCAAAAACCTCTTCTATAATGGTTTCCATTACTGGATTTCCTTTATCATCCAACTCTGTAAAATATTCATCAGCACTTTGAACTGCTTTAGGGAAGACTAATTCAACATCATTAGCAAGCCATCCTGTAACATGCTGATCTAGATGAGTACCTGTAAAATCTTTATATTTATAACGATGAACTGGTAAATTTAATACTGCATCTAAACACATTTGTAAGTCTGCAGCCTTAATGTCTTCCTTCATTCTAGTATCTGACAATGCAGATATAGCAGTAACATTACATCTTAATGAAGTAATAGCTGTATTACCTAAAGTTATTTGATTAGATGCGCTAGCTTCAGCATTATAACCTATAACTATCATATTAGTAAGACCTTGAGTGGCACCAGTTTTAGTATTACTTCCAATAAATGTAGAATATGTTGAATAACTATTACTTGTTGATCCATTAGACAAAACCGCACCAGACATATTTCCTATTGCTGTATTATAATTACCATATGAATTTCCATTTAATGAACCATATCCCATGGCAGTGTTACTACTACCTGTTGTATTCCAATATAAAGCAGAATTACCTATTGCATTGTTACTATCACCTGTTGTATCATTATATAAAGCAGAATATCCAATAGCAGTATTACCACTGGGTGTAGTACTTGTATATAAAGCTTGAAAACCAATAGCAATGTTACCAGTAGCTGTTGTATTAGATCTTAAAGCATCATGTCCTATAGCAACATTAAAAGAAGCTGTATTGCTTCTAAGTGCATTTCCACCAATTGCTATATTTTGATTACTAGCAATATTATTATTAAGAGCATTATTTCCTATTGCAACATTTTGATAACCAGTAGTATTATTAATTAAAGATTGATATCCAATTGCTGTATTTGTATATCCTTCTGTATTAGAATTAAGAGCTTCATGTCCAACTGCTGTATTGTAATATCCTGTTGTATTTAATTGTAAAGCTTTACCACCAATTGCAAGGTTAGTATGACCAGATGTATTACTAGACATTGAATGATATCCAACACTAGTATTATTAGAACCTGTACTTAAACTAAGAGCATTATAACCAATTGCTGTACTAAATTGACCTGCAGTATTACTACTAAGTGCATCACTACCTACTGCTGTATTATAATATCCACTAGTATTTTTACTAAGTGTATTTTCTCCGACTGCTGTATTATATCTACCTGTTGTAGTGGCAGCCAAAGCAGAATTACCCCATGCAGAATTATAAACACCAGTAGTTAAAGATACCAATGAACCAATACCGCCTTTTTCTGCTCTATCTACTACACTATTATTATTAGTATCATATACAGATTTAAGCATATCTCCGCCACCACTAAGACTATCTACATATAATTTATTTACCAATTGATAATTTGATGTAGGAGTTACATAGGATTGCGGCAAGGTCTCAAAAGTTTTAAGACCAGTAATAAATTGTGCAGTATTTGTAGTTAAGAACCGACTACTTGAAGTTTCTATAACAGATCTATCAGTGAATTGTATTGTTATCCATTCATCTAACTCAAAATAAGAAAAATAAGTTATAATAGTGCCTGCTTTTTCATCAATAAATCGTGAAATAGTTCCATATTGTTCAGCATAAATAGTGTGAATTAATCCAGCTGAAGTACTTTGTATTTCACCTATTAATCCGCAAAAACCCAAGGGTAGTTCATAAACAAGTACGGGATCTTCTTTGGTACCGGTGTATAGTATGATTCCATTTCCACCGCCGCCACCTCCGCCACTAGCAACAAGATTATCTACATATAATTTATTTACTAATTGAGTATTTAATGTAGGAGCTACAGAAGATCGTGGTAATGTGGAAAATATTTTAAGCCCAGTAATAGTTTGGTCAGTATTTAATGTAACAAAATTTCCACCATCAATTCCCTCTATATCATTAATATTATGAGTATGCTCTGAAGGTGGAAAAGTTTCTGGTTTACCATATATATCATTCCAATAGATATAAGTTACTAATTTCCCAAAATAAATCCATTCCGCAATACCAGCTCCACCACCAACAGTACATTGATATATATATCCATAGTTATTATTTAAATACCAATCTCCTATAAGCGCATTAGAGATACCAGATCCAGGAAAGATTGTTCCAATAGTACTAACACCAGTAATTCTACTTCCAGCATACCATACTGTACCTTGTTGACCTCGCGGTAATTCAAAGTTAAATATTGCATGAGTCTCAGATCCTGTATTTGTTACACTAGCATTTGCCCCATATTTAACAGTTCCTATAGTAATTGTAGCTCCCTCTCCCGCAATACCAGTCGCGCCAGAAAGGTCAGTTATAAAACCAAATCCATCAACTGTTTTTACGAAGAGTTTTGCATTATCTTCATCTTGTATATCCTGTGTTGATACAAGAACAAAATCTCCAATAGAAACTGCAGGATTAGCCCAGTCATCCATCATCTCCTGTACAGAAGAATAAACTTTAGAAATACTGAATCCTTTTCCTGCGGGCCCTTGCGGACCTTCAGGACCAATTGGTAATGTAAAGTCTAGAACTGTAATTCCATTACTAGTCTCTGCGATTACTTGAGCTGTTGCCGCGCTCGTTACATTCCCTATAGCAATTCCCGCCAAAGGCTCATATCCAAGGGCAGCAATTATTTGTGCGGCAGTCATAGGAGCAGCTTCTGTTAAATTAATCCAATTGCCATTATTGTATATATGTATTCCTCTATTTACACCAGACAAAATAACATATAGATGATTCTCTTTAGGATTGCTTATTAAATAAGGAACTACAGACACTTCAGTCGCAATTGCTTGCCGCACTCCTTCTATAGTAGTATGATATATCTTATTTGTATCTGTTGTATAAATTAATTGTCCTTTTACAATAGGTAAATTAGCTAATTCAGATGAAATAGTTTCTAAAAAAGTTACCTTTGTGTTTGTTATAGCCATTTTTTACCTCCTTTTATTATTCCAGAATGAACCAGATATCTCCTTCAGATTGTACTCCAGCTAGCGGTTCATCAGTCTGAACTATTATATTAGTTCCAGCCCCTTCTTGCACGCTAATAGTACCCAAACTTCTCCAAACTGAACTTTCTCTATCATAAAAATATAGTGTCACCATTTCTGCACCAGGTAGCTGCAATGCCGCAATCATACCTGTATCAGCATTAGCTACCATATCTTCATAACTTGTAAAATATTGGTGGACTTGTATTGGATCTCCTGGATCTCCTTTTCTACCTCTGATGTCACCTAAATTTTTAATAGTTCCATCAGCAAAAGCTAGAACTAATTGAATAGCATATTGTTCCATTGAAGCATCACGTGGAATCACAATAGTCCCAGCATCTACTATACTTCTCATTGTTCCTATATAGTGTTTAGTATCTCCTGTATCAGAATATTTAACATATACTTTAGCGTTATCTAATCCTTCTTTATTCTCCCAGTTTTCTGGATTCGCACCAAAAGGATAGTCTACTTCTTTATTAAAGTCTGTAACGAATCTTAAAGTTCCTAATACTACTGGAGTAGCAGGATGATCACTGAAGTAACAAATTAAATCAGATTCTTTATTTATTTCAATTTTTTCTATTGTTTTTATCAAACCCAAATCCTGTGAATATGGCGGAACAGAGCCTGGAGCATCTGGATAGCTAGGATCTACATAGTCCAAGATTAAATGCGACATTTCATCACCTTTTAATGAAGCTTTTATTGCCGCACTCACTGCTCCTATTCCTGTCCATCCACGCGGAATAGTAATTAAATAGTAAGGATTAAATTTAGTATCATCAGTTGTTTGACCATCCTTTACTATCCTAGTAATCGTTACTTCAGAACCAGGCTTTCCAGTTTGTCCTTCTAAATCAATAGTTGGAACTGGAATGGTAAAATTCAAATTTGAACCATTATAATCTCCAGAATCTTTATCAAAATAATCTGTAGCTGTGATTATAATTTCATTGTTTTTATCTAAATCTCCTTCTGGCGCGAGGACCTCTCCCACACCAATCATTGGAGTTTTTCCAGTAGGACCAGATAAATCTGTGATATATCTAGGTCCATCAATCTCTCTTACGAATAGTTTTCCTGTATCTTGTGCATCTATGGAAGTTACTCCGTTTACTTGCACATCTATCATAACCATTTCGCCAATACCAACTTGACAGTTTGGTTTTGCGAAATCTTCTCTCATGGCTTCAATAGAAATGTAAGTCTTTGCAATGGAGCCGGAGATACCTCTTTTCCCGCCATAAAAGCCATAAAAGCTAGTATTTATTGCCATCCTTTACCTCCTATTCTTTTTCCCATGAAGGAACTTTATAAATCTCTGCTGCAATCTTAGCACTTGACCATGTTGTTCTTTCACTAATTATATTGTCATCTATTTCTAAATCTTCAGTTGATCCACCACCGCCAGGACTAGTTCCGCCTTCTTCATCTTCGTCGTCACCAATGCTACCACTTAGTCTATCTCCTAAATTATATACATAATCAAAAATAAAATCAAAAAGTTCAGCACCAAAGCCCACATAAGTTATGGCGACTCCAGCATTTATTTCATAAAATCCAGTCTTGCCAAGTCTAACTTCTTCACCATTAATGCAGACGACCGTCCCTGGCCGCGTTTGAATACCAAGCTTTACTACTCTATCTACATTATGTTTAGCTTTTATTTTGGTCGCCACAAGATTAACAATTTGATTAAGTACTACCATTTTACCTATTAAGTTAACATTAGCATTATAAGCATTCTTCACTAAATCAAAAGAAATTTTAGTATAGCCATCCCTATTAGGAACAAATATAAAATCATAATAAAGCCAAATTTCTGGTATATTTATATTGTCTTGATCTAATGATTCTGTGTCTTCTGTTCTAGCATTTATCGTTACATTTTTAATCTTTTGTAATATACTGTTTCCAGTATCTCTTAGATTGATTGTTACGTTTTGATTATATCCTATAGTCCTTTTAAAATAAATCCTTACAAAATATGCAACTCCTTCTTTGAGAGTTAAGTTCGGAAATACAAGTTGAGGATAATAAGTCATATCTCCAGGAGTGTATATATCCTCATACTCTCCCCATGGATCATCTATATCAATAGGAATGAAGAATTCTCCTGGATAAATTAAATCATCATATTTTATTTGTCCAATATTATGGCTCATTTTTTCTCCCTTCTTTTAAATTCTTTCTGTTGCTCTTACTGCATTAACTGACATTGTTCCATCATGCCCAAGCGGCATGTTAATTGATTTTATAATAAAATCACCATAAACTCCAATTGCAGTATCCTCTATTTCTATTCTGTTGTTTGGTTCTAAATAATATACTGGCATTGAAGAAAGCGCGACTGTCTCATTGTACGTAGTATGTTGAAATACTAATTCTCTTACAACAGAGAAAGCACTCTTTTGTGCGCCTCCAGAAGATAACCGAGAGTATATAGCATTGGAGCTTTGAGAATAATTCTGTCCAATTCTCTGCATTTCAGCAACCTGCTCTTGCGCATCTTCATGCTCTAAATTAATAATAATTATATCAGGTATTTCATCTGAATAAACACAGTTCACACCTTCATCAATAACTACTACAGTTCTTCTATTTATATTCTGCACAGAAAATTGAGATAATTGACTACCTTTATCTATAAAATCTAAAAAATAATTGATAGAACTAGGATTATTTATTACTTCACTATGGAATCTTGCATTCTCCATATCATAAAGGCGTTCCCACTCTGTTGCTAAAGCTGGCCAATAGTATCCTGCATATAGTCCAAGCTCTTGAGATTCTCTACCTTGTAAAAATAATTCTGCTCTCCAGTCTAAAACTCTCTCTTCGTTATTTACTGTTATAGACCTAGGAATTGGTTTAGTATCAATAGCCAAATGATATCTAATATCTATTTTAGATCCTGTTGGCGTTGTGCGCTGACCCCATACAACAAAATCATTTTTTATATTTTCAAAATCTGGAGAATTACTATAACTAGTAACTATACCATTTCCTCTAAATGAATATACATATTTTTGTTCTGAAAAATTTATTTCATAATCTCCACTATCCAATTCTGTAATTGGACGATATGTTGTATTCATGTAGTTTCTTATTTCTTGAAATACAAAATTTCCATTTATATCATAAAAATACTCATAATTTCCTAAAGCATTTTTTATAGTATCTAAAACTTGCGCGACAGTGGTCCCTGCCGCGAATGTTAGTTCCCCAGGGTATGTCCAATCTGTCATTGTATAGCCAACGTTCTCTCCATCATAAAAAATTTTCCATGCGGCGGGATCATCAACTATATCACTCTCGTTTACTGAATATACGCTAGTATTAGGATTGTAATAAAGCGGCATTCCGCCATTCCATCGCATAACTAGTTTTATTCTTTCCGCAACATCGTTAATAATAATTTTACCTAATTGTTCTCCACCCCAATGGTTTACTAATTCTTGTATTATTTTATAAATTATTGGATAGGTTATTGTAATTGAACCATCATCTTCATAGGTATATTCATCATGAAAGCTTACTGTAGAATGAAGAGTGCCGCCCGCGCTACCATCTAATAAACACATTTTATCTTTTGCAGTAACTGTCAATGTAATTCCTTGTAAGGTATGTGATATATTAGCAGTAGAAAAAATATAGAATCCCATAGGAAACCATATTATATCATGTTCTTTCCATTTATTCCAAACATTTTTATAACCAACAAATAGTACAAATTTTTTATTTATAGATATTATATTCTCTATATTAGTAAGATCATTCTCTCTTGCTTCCGCGACCATATTAAAGTTACAAATTCTTCTAACGGTAGAGTCTGCATTAAGATTTATTGATCCAGATGTTATCTTGCCTTGAATTTCAGCTATTAAATTTTCATTCCAATCTAAAACCATTACTTTTGCATAATGTTCTTTATTTAGATATGAATCAACAGTAGATAGAAAAGATTCATCTGTTAAATATGGTAAATTCAACATTCTTTATTCTACCTCCCCTCTAATAGATGCCCCTTCTGATCCTTGCTATATAGTCTACTTTTGCAGTTGTTTTCTCTGTAAAGTATAATTTCTTTATATCTATTATTCCTCTTTGTAGTTGATAAATATTAGTATCATTCATTCTAAAAGGAGTTTTAATATTGTTAATCTTAAATTCTGGTTTCTTGTATATAACAGTTCCATTAGGTAATTCTATCGCCGGATCTAATGCTTCAATTCTAATTTTTTCAATAGATAATAATTCAATTTTAAACAATGTCTGTCTATCATAATATCTATTGTAAATTAATTTAGCTATATCCTGTTCCTTTTCAAATGTTTGATAAACATCACCAACAACTCTATAATTATAGGCGCTAGTAAAGTATTCACTTGTATCTTCTTGTATAAGTTGCTTATAAATAAAGTTAACAATTATATCAGTTGTTGGTGATACTCCATCTTCAAGGAAGGAATCATTTGAACTCATATAAAAATATAAGCTTGTAATTGGTCCATCATTATATTCATATATTTCTGTATCTCCCATTACAACCTCTTGATTATTTATATTAAACATTGATCCTGCAGGTGCATTTATATTAATACTTATTATATCACCAACAGTATAAGCATATCCAAATTCATTTTTACTATATTCTCTTCTAATTCTAGCTATTAATTCTTCTCTCATTGTAATAGTTCCAAATATTTGACCAATAGAATTTACAACCTTTCTAACATTTAAATCTACATCAAAGTTTTCATCAGATAAAATTCCTAAATTAACTAACGTAGATATTAGAACATCCCCTTGCTCGTAAGCGTTGCAATCAAGAGTATAAATTAACCTTCCTAAAGACTCTTCAGGAGAAAAAGTTATATTCATAAGTCTTACTGCTAAATTTCCTTCTGTTGGAGATTTAAATAATTTATTTCCGCCATCTTCTAAAAATTTATAAACAGAATTTCTAAACTCTCTTTCATAATTATAATCATACATACTAATTATATTATGTTTCTCATTAAATGCTTCAAATAGCGCGGCAGACCTTTTCCCGCCAAGCACTTCTTCAGCAGTAGCAAATAAATCATTGTCATTACAAATACTTGTTATTAAAGCACTAATTGGAAACTCTTTATAATAAACATTACCGTTTCTTCTAATAAAAGGATATCTACTTCCAATTGTGTCTGTCTTTGTTTCTAATACTGTTGTTTTAAAACTTGATACTCTTGTATTAAATTCTAGTTTTAATTGAATTCCGCTACTATATAAAAAACAACTTTTAAAATTATTAATAATTTCTTCGTCATCTGTTACTATCAATTCTGAATCTTCATGATCATATTTTAAATAACCATATTTTCCTATAGTTATTGCGCCTCGTTCATTTCGATTAGAAATTCTTTGAACACCATATTTATACCATACGCCGCTTTCAATTATATAATCATATAAATCTAACTCGACTAAATTATCTACTATTTGAATAATTTTAATATCTTCCCATAGTTCAAAATTATCTTTACTAGATGTTCTTCTAATAGCTAGATTTCCAATAACTGTACCTGTAGATGTCATACTAATTTTATTTCTTCCATTTTCTTCATCTGGTTGAATAATTAAAGTAATATTTAATGGAAACATTTCATTTTGAAGAATTGAAAAATTATAAGTACCAGTAGCTTCATAAAAATTCTTAGTAATGTAATACCATTCTAATATATAGCTACTATCTTCATTTAAGACATGTCTTACTATATATTGTATTACTTGTTGACTATCTTCTATTGTTGTATTTGTATCACTTCCCGCGTTTACAGGAGTTGAAATTATACCAGAATCTTCTAATAAAACTCCGTCTTCAAAAATTCTAAATCTATAACTTTGAAGAGTTTCAGAAGGATCTTCACAAAAATAGTTTCCAACACACATAATTGATGAAGTAGCTAGAACAGTTTCTATATCCTCTCCTTCTACGAATCCAACTACAGAAAATTCTGGTTGCGGGATAGCCTTAATAATGCATACAGAAGACCATTCTGAGAATGACATCAAATTTGAAGTTAACCAAGATGCTTGATCTTCAAAATTAGTAGTCGAACCAAAACGTATTTGTACCTTATAAGCTAAGTTTTTAAAATCTCCTTCTATATCTTTATTAGTTAACCTTACAAAATAGCTACCCCTATCCCCATCATACTCTACCTCTGATAAAGTATAGAATCTTATTTTATTTTTCCAAGGTGTTTTCTCTTCTTCTGGCTCGCCTGAACCATATAAAGCATTTTGATTAGTTATTAAATTTGCGCAAGTAAGCTGTATATGTCCAACCTCTGAATAATTATTTAGAGTAGATATTGAGAAATAAATCTTACATCCCTCTTCGGAATCCATCACAAATGCGGGCATATACGCTGCAATTATTGGCGGGAAGAGATTATTGATAATTGCCATCTAATCATCCTCCTTTATTTAAATATATGTATAAATAGTTCATTTTAAGTTCTCCTCTTATCTCTTTAATTTATTAATTTCATAAATCTGTTGGTGGTTCTTTTGGTAATCTTCTTAATTCTTTCATAAATCCCTCAATGAAAGAATTCCCTCCGTACTTTTTATAATGAGTATATCTATCTTCAATACATTGAAGACTAAAATTATCAATCCATTTCTTTTGGTATGTAAAGTAGTGAAATTCTCTAGTTATGAAAGATTTTATGTCGTCTTTATCTGATTGTTTTAATGTATCTACTGTTTCTTCTAGTTTATCAAATCTTTTATTTAAATTATTAATACTGTTAATTAGTTCTTTTCTTTCTTCTTCTTCTTTTTCTTCTTTGCGCTTTTTCTTAAAGCTAAAGTTAAAAAATTTAGAAAAATAATTAAAAAGGGATGAGCCAATCTTCATAATAGCAGATACACAACCACTAAATCCTATTAAAACTAATATGATCTCTTTTAAAGAGTAATTCATTAGTAAATCCATAATTATCCTCCTTTGCATTTTTCTAATTATAATTATTTTTGCAAAGATGAGATGAAAGAGGTTAGACCAAAAAAATGGGAGCAATAGAATGCTCCCATTTAGTTAACCGTTTAAAATTTCTTTCATTAGCTCTAATGATTTATCTAACATGATATCAAAAGTTTCCATGTTAATAAGCATTGCGAGAACTGGATATTTACTTTTAAAATAATTATAAACAGCAGAACGTTGGACCTGTCCCATACCTTCTCCAAACTCTAATTCAGCTCTTGTGACAAGTTCAAGCAAAATAGTTGTAATAACTTTTTCTCTTTCTACTTTGTCCAATAGTAAAAACTTTCTCGCGGTCAGGTACGCACCTGTTGCAATTATAATGCAAAATAATATCACTGACCAATTACCTAAAATAAAATTAATCATTTGTTATACCTCTATTTCTGCGTCTACGCTTTGTGCGGCAATACGTTCATTCATAATAGAATCTTTATATGCCATTTCCACTTCCATCATAATACTTTTTACAACAAAATAAGTATTAGAAATTGGAAGACCACAAGTATTAATACTTGTGACTAGTTGCTCTTTTAATTCCTCTGTTAATAAGTTAATTGATTTTTCCATTTTTTCTCCTTTATTTATTCACAATATATATAAATTTCAATTATATTATTAATACTTCCTATAACGCTACTTGATATATTACATAATGCCCAATAGTCTTTTCCGTCTTGTGATGGTTTTGCTTTAAATTTTCTAAGATCACCATTTTTATAACAATACAAAAATTCTGCATCTGAACTATTTAAATTAATAATTTCACCATTTTTAATAGCCATTATTTTTGCATATGGTTTTTCATATAAATCACTATCTGAGCCTGTTGGTTGCTCTATAAGTTCTGCCTCAATATATAGCCAAGAATATACTTCATCTATAATACCAATATTATTAAGTTTATGTTTATATCCATTACTACATATAATTTTATTATTGTAATATACTATAAATGTATTTTTATCAAACTCTATAGTTTTTACATTTTCATAAGTATTAAATTGATGCCCTTCAGTCGTCATTATAATATTACTTCCTTCATTTATATATTTTAAATTATTATCTTCAATATTAGTTATATTTGTTGGTATACTTAATAATGAAGTTAATAATAATATTAATATTTTATTTTTCATTTCTTTTCCTTTTAATTATTTAGTCACCACCAGTATCTATATTATCTATTGCAGTTCTAAGAGAAACTACTTCAGCTATAAGATTATATACTGTCCAAGGATATCCACCTCTATTTGAAAGATAAACATCTTCTCCAAGCCATGTTGCAGAGCCTACTGTATATAAAACATTTCTTCCTCCATATCTTAAACCAGAAGAATTGATAGTAAATCCTCCAATTTCTCCAGAATCAGTATAAATAGTTCCATTAAATTCTCCATCTTCACAACGCATGAATCCAGAACTATCTACATAAAAATTTCCACATGTAATAGCAGAAGGTGTTAATCTAATTCTATTGTTATAACTTCTAATTACACCAGATTCAATTATCCATCCAGTATCTCCGCCTATATATCCAGTATCAGCATATACAGTACCTTTTATTTCTAAGTTACCAGTAGATGTTGTAAACTTTAAATACTTACTACTACTACCAACGTTAAGTCCGTCAGCACCAAGATAAGCACCTGTTGCTACTGCATTTAAACTACTCTTACTACCAGTATACATAGCTCCACTTGTAATTGTCCATCCAGATGTGCCACCTATATATCCTTCATCCGCGGTAATAGTACCTTTAACCGCCAAAGTGCCTGCAGATAAAGTGTACTTCAAATATTTAGTGCTTGTTCCTATATTAATTCCGTCTGTTCCAAAATAAGCACCTGTTGTAGTAGAATCAAGAGATGTCTTACCACTATAGAAACTTCCGGCTTTGATAGTCCAACCAGAAGATCCGCCTATATATCCGATGTCTGCGCGAAGGTCTCCTTTAACTGTTAAAGTTGCAGAAGCTTGATTAAATAATAAATAGCTAGTTGGGTTACCAATACGCAAGCCATCCGCGCCCATATACGCTCCCGCGCGCGTGCTATCACTAATTCCTGTCAATGAGTTAATAAATATTTGACCATTGTATAAATCAATTTTCATTCCAGTACTTGATGAATAATATCTTCCAGACATAATAGTACTGTTAATACCATCAAATCTTATTTGTCCATATCCAGGCAAACCAAGAGTCATTACTGAATTATATGGCGTCAAAGAAAACATTTGCGCGCCAGTGGTATATCCAAACATACCGACCGTCTTGGTTGAATTAGTTGTGCTATATGTTGTACTGTTACGAATATCTCCCATTAAGATTCCAGTAAACATATTATTATTATCTTTAACTCCCGCTCCTACTTGTGGAGCAAGAATATAAGTACTATCATTATCTATTCCATATTTAACTCCATCCCAATCATTCAGCATACCTAATCCAGAAGTATTAAGATGCATTATAACAGGATAAATTATATAGCTAGAATCAGAAATATATCCTCTGATATAATTATTGGTTACTTCACTAACAAATTTTTCAATAGGTTTTACTTTAATATTTCTCTGTGATGATTGCATAACAGAAAAATTATTTGGTTCCATTTCCCATGTTACATTTTTATTTTGTACAGCAAATAATTCATCTGTATCATATTTTGGAGTGGTCCCGTCCGCGCCATAAACAACTTCATTAAAACCAAATCCATTATTTTCTGGTAATAATAAATTATTTAAATTACTTTCAGCAGTATCAATTACAATAGGAACTGTTATAGCTCCATAAAAGATTTTAGTACTACTAGTTTCAGTAACTTGCACTTTTATAATATTTTCTGTTAAAGTTTTATCTATTGTACTTTTAAATAAAACTTTACTATATAGTCCGCTTCCATCAACAGTAATCATGTTTCTAAGCGGATTAGCATTACTATAGTACCCTATTGAACCAGAAGCTAATCCAACATACCAGCTTGTTGTTATTCCGCCAGTTAATAGAATTCCTTCTTTATATAAATTAACTCTATAATAATTAAATAAACTATTATAAGGTATTAAATCACTTCTATATTGTACATTATTATTATTGACATCCGGGGTAGAAACAAGAACAACGTTCCATCCAGTATTAGCTCTAACAAAATATATATTATTTACTTTTTTTGTTATAGTTTCGCCAGAAGAATCTATAAAATCATATGTATCTATATTAGGAACTATTTCACAATAGTAGCTAGTTCCATTTGTCCCTATGTCGCCTTCTTTTGTAAAAATAAAAGAAGTTTCTCCTATTAATGTTATATCCCTAATCTTCATCTCAACAGCAATAACATTATTATTAACCATACTTTTATCAAATCTTGGTGCTATTCCATAAGTTAAAGTATCTGCTCTTAAATAATTTTGTATATCGCTATCAAAAGTTAACAAAGTATTTCCTTCTGGTATAGTCCATTTCACTTGATGAGATTCTACTTTTAAATTTATCTCATTACCATTTGGATCAAACGCTGACAAGGTAAGTTGCGGGATTGGATCATTCGGAGCATCACCATTTTCATCATAATAGAATAATCTTTTTGAATCATTTATTACTAACGTATATCCTGCTTCTTTTTCAATACTATTTGTCAATACAATTGATCCTGTACCAAACAATGTTCCATCTTGATTAAATACAGAACATCTAATAGTATTAAATGTTTCTATTAAATTTACATCTAAAGTATATTTATTATTACCAGTATCAATTTTCTCTATGTAGATCCCAGTAGAAGAATATCTTCCCCAGACATAAGTAAAATTATTATTTACCGCATTTCCATTTCTATCTAAAACTTCACACAATAGATCAGTTAGTCCTGCATCAAAGTAAAAACTAGTTCCAGCACTTGAAGATATTTTTATTGAATATAATGCAGATAAATTTTGGAATGTCCTAGTTTGTCTAACTACTATTCCGCCATAAACTACAACACCTCTAAATGTGGATTGCGAAATTGGAACCTGGCTTCTTTTTACCATATACTGCTGATCTCCGCTGACAAAGAAGGACTGTGTTCCAGTACCTAGCCTATCATTCAAACACCGCCAGCCGCGATCTCCATAAGAACTATAATATAAACTATCAAAATCAATACTTGCATCTTCAATGAACCAATAGAATTCACTATTTGAAGGTGTAAGTTGAGTTGTTATACCTCTTATCTTCAATTCCGCCAACATTGGTAATTCACTATCACTATTATCTGAAAAGATAGTACCTTTTACTGTTCTAAGATTTAATGCATAGCTAGATAGCTCTTCTTCTGTTAAAGCTTCTGCAAAATTTAAAGCTATATTGCCAATAAAAATATCTGGTTCAGTTCCATCATATGAAAAACCAGTAGCAAATAATATACATTCTTCGACTGACTGAAATCTTGCTACATCCATATTATATAAAACATATTGATTAGTTTTTGTTGTTAGCCGCAAAGGACTTCCGACCATTTTTGGAGTATCTAAATAATAAGTTCTATATACATCTTGATTATTACTATCAAAAAATTTACATGTAAGCTTTAAACCATAATTACCTCTAAAAGTATTTCTACTATCCAATGCAGTTCGTACATCCATTGAAATCATTATTCCGATAGATTGCTGAATATATAATTCAAAAGAAGCCATATCTATATAAGGAGTTATATCTATATAATTCTCTAACTCTTGTGCTCTAGTAGAAGATGTCAATCCAAACGTTTCGTCAGTAGTGAAACAGTTTACTCCAATTAAATTTACTTTATCTCTATCTTCTATTATATTTACAAAATCTGCTCCTAATTCACTAGTACTTCCTAAAATCATCTTAGTCTCATTATAGTCACTATTAGGAACTAGAACGTAAACACTTTCACCTACTCTATACACAATATCAACACTATTGGAGTAGGCGGTATATATTACGTCTTTTTCTTTAACTAAATATTTACCAAGAGACTGATCTGCAATAGCATAAACAATAGTAGATACTGTTTTTGGCAGTTTTAATTTACTTGTTTCATTTTGAGCTATTATCTGTATTGCATTTAATAACTCCTCTTGAATATTGCTCATAACCCATCTCCTTTATAATTTATTATATCAAAAATTTTTCTACTAGTCAAATTTAAACAATAGAAAACTATAAGGCTGTTAAACAGCCTTATGTTCTATTACTATTAACTCGTTGACTAGCATAGCCAGAAAGATTTATTAATGCGCTTCTAATTTCATCACTACTACTTACATTAGGAAATTCAAGACGATCAATATAATAAGTTCCTCCAGCAGGTGAATTAATAGAGTCTACATTGCTTATACTAGTATTATTTATATATTGATGCATATTTTTAGCTTCTTTTAAGGCATTTATCATTGCAGGAAGAATATCGTAAATAAAATTATCAAATGTTTTAGTCTGTTCTGTAGTTAATATTCTTTCTCCATATTTTACCGCGGCCAAGGTATCCTCTCCAAGACTATTAGCAGTATCAGTAACTACTCCACCTTTAGCTGCTCTAACACTTGTAATAAGTTTTAATTGCCATCCACCCATAGTTACAGGATCATCTGGACCCCATGTACGATTTACTGCCTCATTAACTTGTTTTGTAAAAGCTGTGTCTTGTTTTACCCTTTTTAGATCATCTGCGTTGGAATCAGATGTTAATGTAATTTTTTCATATCCTTTAACTATTGGTTCATCAGTCATATAACTTATTGGTTTATACGTTCTTCTATAGTTGGTTACTGGTGCGCTAGCTCCACCTCCTGATGTTCCACTAACTCCTGCACCAGAAGTTCCACCTGTTCCTTTACCAGTGCCAGATGTCCCACCTGTTCCAGTCCCGCTACTTGAAATATAACCAGTAGAATAGCTAATATCTGAATATTCCGCGTTAAGAGCTGCTTGACGATTAGCTTGAGCAAGTTCATATGCAGCTTGAGCAGCTGCCAAAGCAGCTTCTTTTACACTATCATACCAACCAACTAAAGTTTTGTATTGATCAAATAAGTCATTTATAGCTTCCCATTCTTCTTCATATTTAAGAATTAAATCACCAACAACCTTATTTAAAATACCTGTCTGTTCAGCTGCATCAGCGATATTACTAGAAATATTAGTAAAATTATTACCTGCCGCCTCTTCTAATTCTTTTAATTTAGTCTGATAGTCTGCAGTAGCTTCATCCAATTGGTCATATGTATTTAAACAAACATTCATAAAACTATCTTCGTCTTCTGCAAATCTAGAGATCATTTCCTGTACGCTTGAAGTCCACATTCCAAGGATACTTCCCATTGTTTCGTCAGACTTCTCACTAATATTATCCCAATTTTCTCTAACACTTTCTTCAAATTCTAAATAACTTAATTCGAATCCTGCAGTCATATCTTGGATTAATGCTAATTCTGCTTCTGTTAGTCCGGTAACATTTTCTTGATCTTGAGCATAAATCGCGGCAATAGTAGCAAATGCAGATGAAGTAAGATTAACTCTTATCTCTTGATTTTGAGCAGTTATTTCATCAATTAGTGTACCATAATATTGAGCATATTCTACTTTTAATCTTTCCTTCTCTTCCGCATCAATTGTAGTATTAGAATAAAGAGCTTTTACTTTTTCTTGATATTCTGCATATATATCATACATTTCTTGTAAATTAGATTGATATGCATTTACATCCATATAGTAAAGAGAAGATTGAGCATTTAACAAATCCTGTTGAGCTTGATCTATCGCGCCCTGGTCCGCGGTGTATTGATATGTCCAGTTACCTTGCGTATCTCTAACTAGCCGCATACTAGTTTTTGCTTGCTGTGCATCTTGTAGAGCGACTTCTGCAAGAGCAATCTTATATAAAGCTTCTGCTCTATCAAGGTCGTATTGAGTAAGTTTATCCCTTTCCCGCAACTGACCTAATATTTGCTCTTGTACATCTCTTAACTTCTGTTGTGTTGCTAAGTTACTTGCTGCGTTAATATCCGCTTGCATAGTATTAGAAAGTTTTTGTGTTTGAATAATTCTATCAGTATTATCTAAATATTTATCTTGTAAATAAAGTACCTGTTCCCATTGTTCACCAACTGCACTTAGACCAAGTCCGCCAGTAAGAGATCTATCTACAGCATCAAAAATCGCGGCAACAGCATTCTCATATTGACTAACTAAATTCTTGATAGATTGTTCAATTAATTTATTAAGATTAGTTTGAGTTTCTTCAATATTTTTATTTGCAGCTTTCCACTCATCAGTACCCTCATCAAACGTATCTCTTAATTCTGTCCAATAATCAATTTGTTGACGATAGAAATCTAATTGACCTAGATTATTAGCGTATTGTGCATCAAATACTTGATTAAGTAGATCATAAGCATGTTCACCATATATAAGTTCTACTAATGTAGCTTGATGATCTAAAATATCACTGATTCTTTGATATTGATCTACATGTTCGTCAAACTCATTTTTTGCCTTGTCAATAAAGTTAAGATAGGCTGCTTCTATTTCTTTTTGAAGACTGTTAATATCTAATAAAGCGCTTTGAAGTTTATTTTGATACTCTTCGAGCATAGCAAGACCTTCCGCTTCTCGTCCCGCAAATAAACCACCTTCACCTTTTTCTAATTCTGCAATAGTTTTATTAATTTGTTCAGTTAAATACTCAACAGAAGATCCACTAGCAGTTAATTGTTCAAATAGATCAATATTACTTTGTAAAGGATCTATAATATTATCTTCTGCATAATTGGCCATTTCATCTAAGAATTCTTTCCAAGCTTTTCTTGCATCATCTATATCAATAGCAATTTCTACATGATAGGTAAATTTCTTTACTTCTATATCATATAAAGCATCATAAACTTCTTGAATTGAATCTTTTGTAGTTTCTACACTTTCATATAATAAAGTTTCATATTCAGACATCTTATCTCTAAGACCTTCAACATTAACAAATTTATTATAATCTAATATTTGACCTTCTTCTCCAAAAGTAACTCCCATACCTTCTAACTCAGCACGTCTTTGTGCTAAATCAGTTCTTTGTAGTGCAAGCTTTTCTTCAAGCAATCTATTTTGTTCTCTATAATATGCAGTTTGTTGAGCAAGATTATCTAATAAGTCTTGTCCAACCATATGTTCTTCAACTTTTTGTACTCTTTCAAGATTCTTTTCAAGTTTCTGCAATTCAATATTTAAATCATGGTAGATATCAGTTAAATCCTTAACTTCCTTAGAACTTCCACTAGCCTTCTTTCCTGCGGCACCAATACCTTTTGAAATATTGTCAAAAACTTTATCTAAACCTACACCTCTAGCTTCAATTTCAGCAATATTACCTTCAAATGCATTATACTGCGCCATCAACGCTGTATAATAATCATTTAATGCTTCTGATAAATAAGCAGCGTTATCATCAACTATACCTTTTGTATCAAGTTCACTAATAATATTTGCTTTTGTAATTCCTTGTAATTCTGCCCCACCAGTAGTCTCAACTCCACTTGCCACAGATTTAAAAGCTGAAGATACCGTACCTCCAGTAGCAGCGGCTTCTCCATTTGCTATTACTTGATTAAAAGCATTAGCACTATCTGTAACTATCGCGGCAAAAGCATTACCATAATTGGTAGCTAGTCTTTTAGCATTTATTGCTGAACTATCTACAACATTTTTCTGATCATCTTGTTCTTTTTTTGATGTTTCTTCACTATTTTCTGTTTTTAAAGTTTGTAATGCAGCGTCTATAGTGCTACGTTGTTCGCTAGAAAAATCTGCAGAATTAATTTCTCCAGTAGCTACTTGCTGAGCCATTTCAGCTAATACTTTAGCCGCTTCTGCTCTAGCTAAAACTTCTGATTGAGCTGTTCTTAATTTTTCAATTACCTTTTCGCGCTCTATCTCAACTTCTGACTGCGCGGATGACATAGCATTCTCTACCATAGTTCGATTCAGTTTAACTGAGCCATCCTCTAATATCTGCATTCCTTCTAAAATTCCAGGAAATACTTCATTAAGTTTACTTATGTCTTCTGCGGCAACAATGAATTTTTCTCCAATTTTGCTAGCCATGGTTTCTACTTCTTCCATTACAGTAACCATGTCATTGAAATCACTTAATCTATCAATCTCAACATTTACATATATATCATATTCTGCATCCACTACAGCACTTAATGCATCAATTAATTCATCATCATCTAATTTCGCTTTTACAAGAATTTCTTGAGCAGCTTCTATTTTTTGTACAGATTCTAACTTTGCAGCTTTTATGGCAGTTTTTTCTAACTCTTCTTGTGCAGTCTTTAAAACATCTATCCATTCGGCAGTAGTACTACCTCTTGTTAAACCTAGATCTTTATATAAATCAATAAGCTTTTCAATAGTTTTAGCTTCTAATTCTTCTCCAGAAAGTAAGGCTTTTAGTGAACTAGATACTAGCTCATAATCCTGTACTCTTTCCTTTTGTAACATTAATAATTCTTTAACTCTTTGAATTTCTTTTTCTGCATCTTTTGCAAGAGCTTCAAAATCAAATAGAGATAATGCTTTTTGAGCTTCTGTAGATGTAAAATACTGACTAAGATTTATATTTAAATTTAATCCTTTTTTTGCGACAGATTCATCAAATCTTCTTTGAACATCATTCATTAATTCTGTTGTTCCAGTTATAATAGAATCTTCATCTGGATTAAATTTTACATCAAGAGCAATTTCAATAGCAGTTAACTCTTCTTCAGCATATTCTTCAAGTTTAAAAAAATCTAATAAGGCACCTATATATTCTTGTCTATTTTTATACTGAGATTCATCAAAAATTTTTATTTGTTCAGTAGTAAGTTTTGGAATGTTAGCTATAAATTCTTCTAACTCATCCATTACTTCATGCTTCTGGGCTTGAAAACTAGCGTTATCAGTAATATTATAGGCAGAAATTATATATTTTGAAAAAGCATTAGCAAATCCAGTATTTTCTAACTGTTGATACATATCATCAGTGTACATACCAATATCAAATGCTAATTTAACAAAATCTCTTGATGCAGATTCCATAACTTTTGCATTCTGCTTTAAAGCTCTATCATAATCTTTTACTGCGGCATCCATTGTGCTTGGATCAAGAGTTCTAATAAAAGTTTTTACTGTCTCTGATGCTTCATCTGTGATACCAGTTCTTAATCTTTTATATACTTCTTTAATTTCTTCAAGATTTTCTACAATATAATCTGAATTATCTCCAGCTAATCTGCCTATTTCAGCAATTCTAGCTAAATCTTCAAATGCACCTTCATAATCAAAACTTACTTTTAATACGTCTGGAACTTCTGCAATAAATCCTTCCATAATAACTTGATATTGAAGTGCAATACTAGATAGCTCTTTTCCGCTCTTTTTTAATGCATCATTAGAATTCTTCATAGCTTCTTCTATTGCTTGAATTACTGCGGCTTGAGACTCTCGTGAAATACCTGCTTTTTGTTGTTCTATTCTCTCTTCTTTTAACAATCTAACAGTTTCTTCTAGCGCAGTATTTTTGTCAATAATAGCTTGCCCTTCAGTATTATATCCTACTACTATCTGATCACTGTATCCAACTAATTGGACAACTAATTCTAAATATCTTTTATATTCAGAAGATGTAAGACTAATATTCTCTCCATATTGACTAACACCATTAGATAGCTCCTTAAATTCTTCTGATAGTTCAGTATCAAGTTTTACTTCTTTTAAATCAGAAGAAAGTGTAAGAATCTTATCATTAACAGATTTTATTTCATTTCCAAGATTCTTCCATTGATTATTTAACTCTTCACTTCTCTTAGCCGCATCTGCAACTTCTTTAGAAATATTTCTAAGAATTCCGCCACCTATGACTCCTATCGCAGAAACTATACTACCAATTACTGGATTAACAACCATTAATGCCATTCCTACTGTAGATAATGCAGAAGAAAGAGAACTACTTGCGGCAGACCACTTCTCTGCGGAAGTTGCATTTTTATCTAATAAAGTATTAGAAAAGCTTAATACCGCATTTATAACAGATGCAGTAGCGGAAATACCTTTTATTAGCATAGAAATATTCTGTCTCTGAGTACCTTCTTCTTTCAAATAACTAAGTCTTTGTTTCTCTTGTTCTAATTGTAATTTTAGTTCATCACCAGTTCCTTTTTCAACAAGTTTCCGAATCTCTGCTTCCTCGCGAATTTTTCCTTCTTCTGTATTAAGTGCCATAGTTGTTTGTAAAAGAAGTTTATTTAATTCTGTTATTTGTCTCTTATCACCTGCAAGATTTTTTACAATAGATAAACTTAAGTCATATTCTTCATTTATTGCTTCTAAAATATCATGTTCACCATAAAGATGAATTAATCTTTCAGTTTGTTCTTTTGCTATAACCTTTGAATCTTCTCGTCTTTCTTTATTACTTGCTGTAGTAGCTCTAGACAATTCTACTTCTTCTCTTATTGCATCTGATATTTCTTTAATTTTATCACGTACTAATGTTAAAGTAGCTAAGCGTTCTTTTTCAGTACCTTCTTCTTCTGTTAAGGTGGCCCTACGCTCTTTTACCATTGCGTTATACTGTTCTATTTCTGCAACTTCTTGAGTTAATGTACCTATTTTTGCTATACTTATTTGTGCAGATTTTAACTCTTCATCAGTCAAATTTCGTCTAACAGATAATAGTTCTTTTGCAGCTTGTGATTGCGCGAGCAAAGCATCTCTTGAAGCAGTATCTACTTTATCTGCAGGTAGTTGAGAAGCCTGTGATAAAGAGGCACTACCATACATAGCATTTATTTGTCTAATAGTATCTTCAACTGCTGTCTGTTGTTTAGCAGTATCATAAAAACTAACTAATTGATTCCTAGCATCACTAATTCCTTTTGCCAATTGATTACTAAATAATACTGAAAGTGCTGTAATTGCGGAAATAGCAAAATTAGCTCCTCCGCCAATTCCATCTATAAAATCACTAAGAGAATTAACAACTTTTTCTAAAGAATTAGCAAATCTATTAATAGTTCTTCCATCTAATAAACTAGCGAATATCTTTTCCCATGAAGTAGATAATCTATTTAACCCTGCCGCAGCACTTTCCATATATATATCTTGCTGTTCTTGTAATGTACCTACTGCAGTAGCAGATTCTCTAACAGAAGCAGTATACATATCCCAGTTATCGAAAAGAGCAAATAAGTTATTGTACTGCCTTTTACCAGCTATTGCAACAGCTATAGCTGTCTGTTGTTCTTTAGTCCAAGTTCCCCATTTTTCACCAATCTCTTCAATGACTTCTCCCATGTCTTTTAAAGATTCTGTTTCATCCGTAATGGAGATTCCCATCTTATTTAATTCATCATTTACAGCACCAAAATCTATATTATCTTCATCAGTAGCACCAAGTGATAGATCATAGATTCTAGCAAATATTGTTTTTAAAGCTACACCAGCACTTTCAGGAGCTTGTCGCGTTACAGATATAATAGTCGCTAATTGAGCATTTAATTGATCTATATCGACACCCATAGACGCAGCAACAGAAGCAACTTTACTCATACCAGTAGCTAATTCTTCTAAGTCTGACGCAGTAGTTGCAGCAACCTTGCTTAATTTATCTACGTATAGTTCTGCTTCTGCCGCATCTACTTTATATCCATTCCATACTGCAGTTAAGTATTCTGACATTTCCTCTGCAGATGTTTGAGCTACATTCGCGGCCTTGGCGGTTACGTTAGCTCTAGCCTGGACTTGTTCATCACTTAAACCCTGTTGATAATAAATTAAACTAGCTTCTGTATATTCTAGTGTAGCTGTTCCAAGTGCTTTGGCCGCGATATTTGCTTCTCTTCCAAAGGTTCTCATATCTTCAGCACTTTTTCCAGTTACAATTCTAATATTATTTAAAGATCTGTCTAAATTTTTAACATATCCATATGCGTGCTGAATGTTTCCTGAGAAAGTATTCATCGCGCTAGAGGCAATACCCCATTTTATAGTATTGCTCATGGTAGTAGCCATGTTTGTTAAAAGTTGATTACTTTGCTTTAGTTGTAAATTAGTATTTATTAAACTAGAAGCTAATTGATTGAACGCTTTATTGCCTTCTTTTCCAGCCCAGCTAAGTTCTTCTCTATATTTATCTAAAGTTTTTCCAGTTTTTTGTAACTCTTGATTAAATGTAGCAACATTTGTTGTTCCTAATCTAACATTATAAGCTTTTGTTAAAGCATTTTCTAGTTGTTTAGCTGCATCTGCCGCATTTAACAGATCTTGTTGATTAAGACCTACAGTCTGAATTTGAGCCTTCTTCTGTATATCTTGAAGTGCTGCTTTTACTTTCAACAAGCCGCTTTCATCAGCTTTAAAGCCTATAGTATAATTTACTAAATTAGCCATTTCTCTTTTTACCTCCTATATTTATTCTAAAAAAAATAAGGTCTTACTATTATATATATTAATAGTAAGACCTTAAACTTAAAGACAATTGTCCCTAAGATACCATTAGCCTTTGTAACCAGTATCTCTTGCTATGTCCATAATCATTTTAAGTGTCTCTGGATCAAATTCTTGGATAGCATCTGTTGCTTCATTCACACTTTTTGGCAACTGCGCAATCAAAGAATTAACTACTCCAGCAATAGATAGTGTATATGATTCATATTTTTCTACTGTTAGTCCAAGCATTTCAAATAAAAGATCAAACTCTTCATCTGGTATTGCATTTACAATATCATTTAGCATTCCAGTTATCTTTAATTTATCATATAATTCAAATACATCCTCTTCATCTTCTTCAATAAAAACATTATCTGTATATAATTTAATTAAATTAACATAAAAATTTACATCAAGATAATAAGGATTTATTATTTTATCAACAATACTTTCTTGTATAGAAATCATTATTAAATCTCTTTTATCTGATGATTTTAAATATTGTTTAACTCTTATTTCATAACCAAATACATCAATAACTTTTTGTTCAGGTAAACTAATTTTTTCTATATCAACTGATTTAAAACTTATAATATTCATCTTTCATTCTCCTTTTATTTCTTCTAAAATAATTATATCATAAAAATTTTAGGCTGTCAAGCAACTTCTCTAAATTTTAAAATTCAACTGTACTTTTAAATTTCTCATTTCAGAGTTTATTCTTTTAGCACGTATCCAAGCATGATACGGTCTTACATTATCCCCATCATCGCTACCATATCTTCCTCTTCCTATCCATCTGTTAGGTATTGATCCAGATCCAGTAGTTGATAAACTAGGTAATTTATTAGAATTTGATAATCCATCAAAAAAATCTGACAAAGAATATAATTCATTTGCGTAATTAATAAATATTAAATCTGTACCATATTTATGTAAATTAAAAGCACTTTCAATATTTTTTGCGGCAATATAATTATAAAAAGAACTAGATAAATAAGTATTATTATGCATTATCGCATTATATGTTAGGTAGCGGGCTTGCCACTGTACTCCATACATATAATTACCTAATGTTGATTTTTCTATAAATGAATAAATCTTTTTACCTTTTTCATCTTCTTCTTTATTTGTCGCTAAATTAAAAATTATCTGTCCATCTGAATCACTATAACGTATAGAACCTTTATCACTTGTTAAAGTTCCAGGAAGCATATCTAAGTCACTTACTGTAATTTTTATATCATTAAGAATAGATCCATCAAGACTTATTATTGTTTTGTTTGCTGTGATAACTGCAATAGCCTCGCTTGTACTGCTTATAACGCTCTTCAGTTCTTCTTTTATTGATCCTAGAATTTTTGAAACTGGAACACTTTCACTTTTACCACTTCCGCTTACATATGTAACCCTTCCATTAATTCCAGAAGAAGAAAAATTGGATATCTGACTTTTAATTTTGTTTAAGTTGGATATTGATTTTTTAGGAATAGAGATTAAGTTACTTAAAGAAACGCCACTTATATTGGCTTTATTAGAATCACTTAAATAATCCATTAAAGTGGTATTAATTTCATCTAAAGAATTTACTACTGAATCTATATTTCTTAGACCTCTAGTAAAAGCATCATAATCACTATTTAAAGTAGTGTCTGCGGCCGCGTTTATCTCTTTTCCAGATCCTTCTATATTAATACTATTAAGCATATTAGTTATAATAGAATCTAAATTTTTTTCATCAAAAGTAGCAATTAAAGACTTAACATCTGTTATACCAGGCCCTTTTAATGATTCTAACTCTTGCTCATTATATTTTTTAGCCTTTTGTTGATAAAGTTTTATTGCTCTTTGTCTATACTGTTTATCTAATCCGCTAAATTGTAATCTATGTTTATTAAAATCATTTCTACTATAATGAACATATACATTATTAGAATATATCAATCCCGCAATTGGGCTATACGTTGGCATATTTTACAACCCTCCTAAATAGAAAAATTGGAGAGGATTTCTCCTCTCCAGTTAATTATGCGTTAGCTATATCAGATCCAGAATCTGTATGAACTCTATCGCCTACAGAAGAAGTTCCTTCTATAGTTTGTGCAATTGTTCCAACTACATCCGTACCAGTACCTTCTTCAATAACTTGTAACATAGCCAATACTTTCTTTGTCTTATCCCATTTTGTATAATCTGGGAAAGCATCCATTGTGAAAGTAAATGTACTTGGATCACCTGTAGAAGCCATTGTAAACGTAAAGTTAGATTGAATCTTAACATTAGGAATTACAAATTCTGCTGGTAGATCAACACCGTCGCTCTGACGTCTAAATAGTGTGCTAGCCTCAACATAGAAGAAACCTGCAAACTTGTCAGGCGTAATATCCATCTGGAAAGCTCCAGAATTTTTAACAACGTAGAAATCAACTAATGCTAATACAGAATCTCCCTCAACAAGAGCAATATCATTAGGAAACTTAAATTTCAAAATTTTCTTTCCAGTATCAGCAAAATCTGCGGCATTAGTTTCCACAAATGTACCCTCTCTTAAACGACCAATTATATCACCGGTAGAGTTTAACATAAATCCGAAGATTGAAGTAGGGTAACCAACACAAACTGTTTGATATACTGCCTTACCAGCTGCATCTTGACCGACATATAATTGATCAGTTGCATCTATTTCAATTCCTGTAGCAGTTACATCTGCAAATGCTTGTAACGTTTGATGAACATGTAAGTGTACATCATTTTCTCCAGCTCTTACTAAGCCTGCACCAGACAATACTGCGAATCCAAGCGGACTCATTAAAGCATCTTCTACAGTAAAAGTAAGAGTTTTTTCTCCTTCCCAAGCAATCAATCTTGGGTTTCCAGCTCCACCTTGAGCATAAACAGTAGTTGCAGCCTGCTCTAAAGTAGATGTCTTTGCTGTTTCAAGATAGATAACTGGCTCATCTTTTTGGAATATACTATTTCCAATTTTGATTTTAGATTTAGCTTTAAAAACTACATCTACGCATTCTCTTACACCAAATTTCATGTATTTATATCCTCCTTAATAATTTAAAGTAAGTTACTTTATTTTTTCTTTTCATCGGAAAAATTCATCCAATGGTCTAGATTCTCTATATCTTTGGCACCAGCAATTTTCCAGCGTTCATATTGTTCATATAATACTTTGTTTTTATACTTTTCTCCTAATATATATAATTGATATAAAGTTAAATTATTAACTTCTTCTGGAGAATAACCATTCATACATAATAATTCGCTATAATAACATAATAATGAAAAATTTTCTTGGTTTTGACCTTTTTCTTTCGCCACTATTGCTCTGCCTTTTTTAATTTTTTCCGCAATCTCTCTAGACAATTTACCTTGCGGATTAAAATCTTGCTCTGTGATAAAAAATTTTAAACAAAAAATTTCTTTTATTTTCTCTGAAAAAGATTCATAATTAAAGCTATCTATAACTTTAACTACGCTTTTATCTACATCACTTTTAATTAATAAAATTCGTCCTTCTAAATCAATAAAATAGTCTGGAAAAATTATTGTTAATAACATTAAAACTGATGATTTCAATTGAGCATTATTAGGATTGTTAACTATTGACATAATAATATCAAAATTAGTCTTATCTTCTGAACCTAATTTGTCCTTTTCAGAAAGAGAATTTTTTGAAAAAGTTAATATTTTTGCCGCGATAAAAAAATTATCTTCTTCTACCATAGCAATTTCTTTTAATTTCGGTTGAACAATAGATTCTTCTATCTCAATAAATGGAATTTTTGATCCTGACCATAATAAAAATTTATCTATCATCTTGGAGTTACAGAAATAGATCTGTCTCCTCCAGTGCTAGGTAATGTGCTATGAATTGCTCTAAAAGATATTGTATATCCCATCAATTCATTATCTAATAAAATTATATCAGCTCCAGCAAACTGTAGCGTGCCTATACCAGCCAAGCGTTTTCCATTTAATATTCCATCTATATAACCTAAAATTTTAATTGGACGTAGAGCGAAATTATCTAGTGTCCAATTTGATTGATGACAAATTATATCAAAATTAATCATACAATCTCTAAATGCTTTATTAGTATTGTTTTCTTCAAAATTAGTAAATGTTATGAGAATATAATTTTTAATATGTTTATCAATTTCTAGTTTAGGTACGTTTCTAATATATCCTTCATTAATTAAATCTGCAATAGATTTATTATTTATAATATTTTGATAGTCAGCACTATTTGTTAAACAATCTTTATTAGTAACTACTAATAATTTTTTCAATACATCACTGTGCGGCTTTTGTTTTAAAAATAACATTTCTATAATAGTAGAGAGATCCCTCTCACAAGAAAGAAAGCTAGACTCTATTGTATTTACTGCAACCATTTTCATATTCTCACCTTAAAACAAAGAATCTACTCTAAGTTCCCTTTCTCTGGAATCACCAGCACTATTAGTTTTAGATAATGTAAATCTTCCCGCTTGTTGCCCAGATAAAATTATTTTTTCTGGACTTTGATAAATTATTCTTACAATAGAAGGATTAGATACGCTCCAACTACCTTCTTCATTTAGTTCATCTATAAAAACAGATTCTTCATAAAATCTTAATAAACTATCTCCTCTAATTTCATTAATTACACTTTCTCCAGGAGTAATAAAAATATCTGGAACTAGTTCATTTACAATTTCATTACTATCTTTAAAAATATCTTTATAATTTTCTTTAGCAGTTATTTCTATGACATTTGTCATACTTGTTTTATCTGTAGTTTGAATTTCCCAACAAATACCTTGTGACATAAATCTATTATATCTTTTAAAGAATTCTAAATTAGATTCAGTAGCGGGCAAAAGCATGTTTAGAGTATGATTAGGAACATCATAACTAATATCACTTTTTAAATTATGCACTATTTTTGTTTCTACAGGCCCTCTTATTGCCGCCTTTGTTGTATATATTTCTCCATCTAAAATATATTGTATATCATATCTACATCTACGAATCATACCTCTAAAATAAGAATCTTCTTCTAAATTTGTTAGATACACAATCCAATATGTATCTGTGTTAATCCAATAAAATACATCTCCTGATTTAGTTTCTGAATTGAATTCAATTGATAACATTTTGTCATCATAGTCCTGTTTCACTTTATCTGGATTTATTAAACATCTATATTGTTTTTCATTTATAATAATGTCCGCGGCCTGGTATGAGTAGAGCAAAGCTTTTTGTAAAGAACGCAACTTATCTTTCTGCATACGACCTTCTTGATTTCCGCCATTCGCGCGAAGTCTACGATTTAAATTTATTAATCCTGATTGCATACTATCATTCCTTCCAATAGTGTCATACACTCAAATACAGTTCTTCTAAAATCAAAAAAATCGTTAGTTTCATTAAGATTAAATAATGCTTCTAATTTTGACAATAAAACAAAAAAATTATTTTCATCTTGAATTAATCGTTGCATTCCAATTATTTCAATAATAACAGTTTTTAAAGGTTTTTCCCAATCTTTATTTTCTTCTCTATAGCAAAGAATTTTATAGCTTTGATTAATAATACGATTAATACTACTATTAAAAGTATTATTACTAATCATAATATCGTATTTTTTAATTTTCATCTAATTCCTGCCAATCGACTCATTGTAGACTTATAAACCCCAGTCTCTTTATCTTTTATTCTTCTTTTATAAAGTCTTTGTTTGTGGAAACCTTCTGTTATATATTGCTTTTTTAAACTTTGTAATTTACTCATATGGTTAGCTTGTGAAGTAAATTTAAAATCTGTTCCGCTATACTTCATCCTTGTAACTTCAACAGAGGCCAACTGTTGACCTAACCATTCTACTATCATATAACTTGCTATTATATTTTTTTCTTCATTGGAAAGCTCACTTTGAAATTCTCCGGAATTTTCTTCGTCAAGAATATAATCATCTGTATGAAATCTAGGAAATTCAAACCATACAAGAGAATTTAATAAGATATCGCGGACCATAGCTTTCGTCTCTTCTTCAGTAATCTCCATATACATATCTTCTGTTATTGAATTAAAAAATATATCGTATATTCCATTAAAGGAAGTCTTATTCATATTAAGACCTCCTTAGTTTACTACTTTGTATGATGGCGCAGTTCTAATTGGCGTAGTTGCAGGCTCTTCTTCAAATTTGATCGGTTCTGAACGTCTTGGAGAAGTTTCTGTAACATCTTCATTCAAATTTTTACTTTCTTCTCTAAAATCAATCGCACTATTTAAATCAAAATTAAAATAATCTGAAATAATTTTTCTTTTTCTTGTATCATATAAACTAATATCCACTGCAATACTTTTTACTAGCTCTTTAACTCCATCAGGAGCAAATTCTAAGCAATCGCGCAATTGATCTTCTGTTCCGTACTCTAGCAATGCAAGTATTTCTTTTTCTGTATAATTATATTCTGGTTCTACTTGCCCAAGAATACTTTCTCTTACTTTTTCATCTAGTATAATCAAATAGTTTTTTAACATGTACATTCCGCCTGGGGTGTATGTTAATTTTATCAACTCGCTAGATTCTATTTCTTTTTCTTCTCCTGGCGCAAAATTACGTCTGATTCTTTCATCATCCAATTTATAACCAGTATTTCCATTGTTTCTATTTTTTACTTTTACTATAGCCATTTATTTTATTCTCCTTTTTCAACCTTTATATTAAAATTTAGGGAGATTATATAATCTCCCTATTTAGTTATATTAAACACGTGTCAATGAAGTATTTTCATAAACACAGATATTTGGTGTAAAGATAGCAACTACACCCATCTTTTTGTAGATCTGAACTTCCATAGAACGGTCACCACGGTTCTTGTAATCTTCTACGATTGTTTCACCTTCAAAAGCAATTTTAACTGGTTTCTCGTTTCCGCTTCCAGTAGGGATAATCCAAGCATAACGAGGATCAATTACTTTTACCTCATTGGTTTCGTCTTCATAAGATTGCGGTAAAACAATAACTTGATTACCTTTATAATTAGCTAGATAACCATTGTCCCATTTAGCGTTTTTCATTTCGTTAGAAACCCATCCATCGCTAGGAACCATAGTTGCAGCAAATTCAAAAGTACAATAGATTACAGGTCTGCCATAAGAGCCAGCAATAGAAATCAAACCATCCATAGCTGCTTCATCAAACGAAGTTTGAGTTTCTTTATTAGCAGCTTGAACTGTACTTACCGCACCTTTAAGTTGTCTTTCAATCTCAACATAAACACAAGAATCAAGACCTTCAAGAACGATGTCTAAAACATCTGCCATGTTAACTCTACCATCAAGGAATTCCTCGAAAGCGATCTGAGCAGCACCACCGACAGCATTTGTGGTTACTTCATAGCTCTTACCATCCAATTTGAAAATTTCGTATCTACCTGCGATACCAACTTTTCCGATAAATTGTCTAGCACGTCTTCTTGCGGCAGTAGTAATTCTCTGTGTGAAAATAGGTTTTTGTCCCTGTTTAAATTGTCTAATCTCTGCAAACATAGAGTATTGTTCCATAACTCTACGTGGAAGAACCTCATCAATCGTTGATTCCATCAATTCAAAGATTAAATCTTTATTTTTTCTGTATGTCTTATAATCACATGCTAATGCATTCAATTCATCTCTCACCAAATCATTAAGCTCAGTGTAAGAAAAATTTTCATCATTAAAACTATATGCAATAGGAGCTTTAATATCTGCTTTAGCAGTAACTTTCATAAGTGTTAATAAATCTTTATATTGTAACGCCATAGTTTTTTATCCTCCTATTATTATTGTACTCTCATTAGTTTTAAACCAGGTTGCATATCAGGCATTGTATATACCTTTGCGACTTGCCACAACATAATAACTGGGGTGTCGTCGATTTTTTCTAATACAGCAGTATGAGTTGTAGCATTAATAACTGGAGTTAAAAGATCTCCTGCCGTATATTCTACTCCTACTTTTACCATATTAGTAGTGAAAATATCACCAATGTTTGTTTTTAATAGTCTTGGTGCAAAACCATCCATTCTGAATCCATACTCAGTATGTGGCGGAATAATAGTCGCGCCATTAGATTCTTTAACCTGTCCGGTTACTGGTGCCTCTGTAATAAAGTTATCACCGCGTCTAATCATAGCGAAGTCTTTATATGAATGTCTGAAAGCATCATCATATAATTTTACTTCATTGTAAACTAGCATCCATTCGCCGCGTCCGCTCGTATTAACCTCATTCTTAGCGTAGTCATATTTCATAAATTCTCCATTTTGAAGAACTTCTACTTCTGTTGACAAAGGTAAACTAGCATATACTTCTGCTGTTACTTGTGCAGACAATTGATTTGGCTCAATCTGTCCGTAGCCTACTCTTGTAAAGTTTGCCATTTATATATCCTCCTTATTAAATATTGTTTTTCTTTCTTTCTCGTAATTCTTTTAGCCAAGCTGGAATATTTTCATCCATATTTAATGAATATGTCGTTGGTGGAGTATCATCATCATCGCCACCATCTGCAATATTATTTGTTTCTAGATTAAAATTAATATTATTTCTAAAACAAATAACTGCTAATTCAGCTTCAATTTCACTAAGTGAATATTGATCAATTTTATCAATTACATCCTTTTTAAGATCATCAGATAAGCAATAAAATTTTGCTATCATTTCTTCTTTTTGAATCTTCTCTTGAGATAATTTAAACTTTCTTAAATTAGTAGCTTCTGCAACTAATGTATTGTAATCTTCTTCTAATTTAGAATATTTAGTCAATAGATCTTGATATTCAGTTATATCATCTAAAGAATATTCAATAGATTCTGTTTCAGATACTTGTTCTGTAGCATCTACTTCTGTTGTTTCTGTTACTTCTGCAGGAGTATCTTCTACTGTAAGTTCCAATCCTTCATTTAATTCTTTTTCCACTTCTAGTCCTCCTTCTTCTTGATTTAGTGCAAATTTTAATTCATTCATCATTGAATAAAGAGTTTTTGAAAAATTATCATTTGCTGTAAATAATGTAGGGGCAGTAATAGAAGCTCCTTCAAAGCAGGGTTCCGCATGCTCACCTAAAATACATATTTTTGAAAAAATTGCATCATTAATAATAAAAAAGCTAACGTTACTATTATCTACATTTGCCCACTCTCCCTTGATGGTATCTCCATCAAGTTCCATAGACACATTATTTCCTTTTTTAATAATTCTTTGAGATTCTTCATAAATACCTGTCCACAAAAGTCCTTCTGACATTAAATATTTTCTAATAACTTTATTGTTATTTTTATCTAATTCTTCAAAATCTTTAAACCAAACTTTTGCATTAGGTATAATAAATCCATAAGGAACAGTTTTACTAATAAATTTTAGCTCACCATCCTCAATAACAATTTTTTCATTATGTTCTTCAAAATCCTTTATATCATTATTATAATATCCTACAATTGGAGATCCTGGTAACGTTTTTGCCATTTCATCTGCAGACTCTCGATCAATGATGCTACCATTTCTATTTTGTCCAAGATAAAAAACTTTTACCTCACATTTTGAATGCAATGGATTGTATGGAATTATATTTAAAAATTCTGGAGAGTCTAAAGTTGCTACACTATATCTCTGCATCCTATTCCTCCTTAATCATATTTCTGTTTTTAATCTACTATAATTTATTTTTATAACAAGACTATTTTTCTATTCTGTCCAAAATATTTTTTAGTTCATACTTTCTTTATTAGCTATTGTTTTTTCACTCTTCTGTTCATCTGGTAATTCTTGTCTTCCAACCGTCTTTTCTTCTTCAATAGCAAGAACATCTTTTGCACTTGTTGTAGAAGATAATGGTGGCGGAATAAATAGTGAATTTAAATCTAAGACTTCATTTTCAAAATAAGCATTTGCCAATATAGAGCTTTGAGACTGACCAAGCGCAATCTGTGGCAATATTTTACTATGTCCTGATTGCATTTGTTCTTTATATAATTTAGACATATCTTTATAATTATAAATAGTAGTTGTTAATAAATTTACTTTTAAATCAACTCTTTTAGTATTTTTATTATATGGTTTAATTAAATAGTTTAAAAACTCTTCAAACTGTAACAATAGATTATAAATACTAGCTTCATCATTTAATATAGATTTTTCTAAAGCCATATTGCTATCAGTATTAAATTGCTTTTGTGAAACACCTGCATCATTATAAATAGCTCTTTCAACTTTTATTAATTCATCTGTCGTTGTTGTGGTACTTTTATCAGCCATATCTGCAACTTGTATATCTGCATATGTAGTTAATATATCTAAACCAATAGCTCCGCCAACCATACTAACAGCGTTTTGATGTAGATCTTGCGCCTCATCTGGATCAAAAATTAAATCTCCATTCTTATCAATAGGCATTTTCTGAATTATTATTTTTAATAGTTGTTGCGCCATCTTTTTTCTATCTAACTCTTGCGCTTCATCTAAGTCGATAATCGCGGGAATGACAGATGCAAACATTGGATAGTCTTCACCATTCATACTGAATTTAATAGCATAATTAGTATCTAATAGATACCATCCACTTTTATCTCCTGGAAACTCTGGAGGCAATAAATTCTTCTTATATAAAACATATCCTTTTTGAAATTCTGGAGGAAATAAATTAATAATCCTCATTCTTTGATTTATATCTCTAAATGTATCATCAAAATATTTCATATTAAATTCAATAGCTGGTCTATTTCCTACTGCAAATCTTGATCTACAATAATTTGCGGGAAGCTCTTGCACGCTAGCCATATCTTTTTTATAAATTACATAACCATAGTAAGCACCATTCTTCATTACATTCAATGCTACTTTTCCAAAAAACATTTTAACATTAAATTTGTCTAAAAAATCTAATACAATATAAAAAGGCTTTAATACTTTTTCATTTCCTATCGCTTCATCATTTACATAAGGAGTTATAAACCAATCGTATCTATATAAAAAAGCCATGTATCTACATAATCTTGAATAGATTCCACTAGTCTCATAGAAGAAATTAGAAATTTCTCTAAGAGTTTTATGATCTCTTTCATTTATAGCTCTAAGAACATTATTCTTATCAGCTAGTCTAGGATTAATTCTTTGGAATGCGCCCTCTGTAAAGGTAGCATCTTCTAAAACTCTTCTTCCAACTTTTATCTTAGAAAAATCATATTGTTCTCTTTTAATAGATTGTGTTTCTGTTACTCTTTGTAATTCTTTAAGGTTTGTCATTGGACACCTCCATTCTTCAACCTATTTAAGTATACTAAAAATTTTCTAGTTTGTCAATTATTAAACTAGTATTATATAAATTAATATCCTGCTCGAATCATAATATAATTATAATCAACTCTTGCTTCATCAGTATAAGGAATTTCTATTAATTTATATCCTTTTTGCATACAATATTTTCTTTTTTGTGTATCATTATATTTTTGTTTATATAAACCAGACTTACCACCAAATTTACTTTTTGCTTGATAATGCTGAATACCTTGAAATTCTATTAAAAAATCTAGCTCATCATCATCATCAAAGACAGCAAAATCAAAACGAAGCGGACGTCCGCTTGAACTAACTAAATCTTTAAATGAATACTCTGGTATAAATTTTAAACCCGCTGCTTGTAATATTTCTTCTATCTTTATTTCTCCACGCGAACCCCTAATGACAATCATCCTTTCTCTTTACTTATTTAAAATTAGAACAAAGACTTTAAAAGCCTTTGTCCTTAATTATATAACATAAGGTCTTTAGTACTCCATCTTTTTCGTTTTTTCTTATTTTCTTCTTGTTTTTTAATATAATATAAACCATAACATAGCGCTGAAAACTTATCTTTAGGAATTTTTCTAGATACTTGTTTTAATTTAATATTTTGTTGTCCTATAGACCCTTTTTCTTCTTCTGCAAGATTACACATCTGTTCTTTTAATATAGACGTACAAGTATAAGGATATAAATAGTCTGTTCTTTTACTTATTGACATATTTTTTCCTACTGTAGTATTTAATAATTTAGTTTTCGCTTGTTTTTCATCTATTAAAAACTTTAACTTACCAGAAGACATTTGTGATTGTACATATGCATATATTTCTGTATTTATTGGTGCAGTAGCTTTAATTAAATACATAGCATCCTTTACAGTTTCTGGTGTAATATATTGTTTATATAAATTATCATCATCATTACTAACTCCAAAAGGAACCAAAGTTTCTAATGTCTCTGGATCTACTTGTGCTTTAATCATAAAATCTATAAGTCCATGACCCATACCATTCGCATCAATAACTAACTGTTGCGCATTATATTGTTGAAATAATTTTTTTAATTTAATCGCTTGATATTCAAAATCTTTTTCAGCAAAATTATATAAATTAACTAAACTTTTTATTGCAGATCCTTGCGGCTGAGGTGTAACTTTAAAGACTAGGGCCTCTGTTGAACATCCTATCCGACCTACGTCAACTCCGATAACATAGTAGGCACTTTTTGCTGATCTTCCAGAATATTCTTTTTCTGCTTGTAGTAATTCTCTATGTTTATCAAAAATTTCAGAAGAAAAGAATGCATTCTCAGAGTCTCCACTCCACATACTCTCATACTCACGCTCAAATGAACTCTCGTTAAAGGTACCATCCATCTTCAATTCCGCGATAAAACTTTTACTTAATAGTTCTTCCATTACTGGAATTCTCCAAGTACCTCCCAAAACAATTGCTTCCTCTGGCTTGATAATTGATGTTATCAAGACTGAAATCAATTTTTGGTACGCGAAAGAATTTTTATAGCCAGCAGTAGTCACATAACATTGAGACTTATTCAGTGTTTCTTCTTCAATAGTTTCCCCATTGAACAACCTACGACTTACATTCATAGTTGGAATTATGATTTCCGTGAGCGCGACCTGATCTACAAGGATCACTTCTTCTACTAAACCCGATTAGTGTTGTTAACCCTAAGCTTTTTATCTTAGGCTCTGGAAGTTTCCTTCATTTTCATCGGTTGGTCAATTCCAACCCAGTCTAGCATATCTTTTCATATCTGGCAATATGTTGGAGCCTCTTGGAGGGATTATATTCTATTTCTAGGTTCACCCTCTATGCGTTGCGGCTGTTAACAATTTTACATGCTAACTTCACCTCTGATTAGCATTTTATAGCCTTCCAGATTTTTTCTCCAATTTATACATGGCAGTCTAAATAATTTTGAACAAGATCCTTATAAGATCTCCCAAGTGTAACATCTCCCACTCTGTCAGCACTTATGCTAAGATCTCTAGCTATCTGAGCTTTTGTCTTTGTTCTTTGATTATCTAAAATATAATTAACTTGTTCTTGTGTTAGTGCATTTTTTACGCATCTTCTATTTCTAGCAGAATATTTTTTAACAACATCAAATTTTTTTAATCCTTCTTTATTTAGTTCTAATGTTTTTTCCTTTGATAAATTTTTATATTCATTATAATATTCTAAATAAGATTCTCCTTTAACTAATCTTCCTATTATTGGAGGACTTACATTAAAAATTTCAGCT